GACCTGAGGTAAAACATGTCCCGTTAGCATCGGGGTATACCTGCTACCTCACCTGAGTATGTGAAGGATAAACTGCTCATCACCTACTATAAGGAGAACAAATGAACACAGGCAGAACAATCATTGACTATCCAAGCATTGATAGTTTCTTCGATGATGTTGAGTTAGAAAATCGCAAGGATCTAGAGACAGGCTTTTCTTCATATCGTTTGTCAGACCCGTATGTTGGACGAGGCAGGTCGTTTAGTTTCACAACTAAGAACAAGACTTGTTACAGCATTGAACTTGCCTTTGGCTTTACAGATAGCCTATTCAAGTTAGATGTTGAACTGACTCCCCCATTCAACACTAGAGTGTGGAACACTCGTGGTGACGAAGACAACCACAGTCTGTTTCCACTCAGAACAGCAGGCATCAAACTATGCCTATTGTTCACACAATTTAATATCGGCTTCACTCGGCAATGACCATACAGATACTAGAGTGCACACGTTGTCAAGACCCACAGGTATTCAAACCTATGGATATGGGCTTTGATACACCTGTTGCTTTACACGTATCATTAGATGGCGGTTACGCAATGTTCGTAGACAACATCTACTTTGAGGGTGAGGAAAACCCACTCTCACTCATGCTGTGCCACAAGTGTGCTCACGAGTTTACAAAGTTCATGGGTATACCTGAGACAACAGTGTTCAACTGGCATCAAAATACAGAGGAGGAATACTGCAGTGGCTGGACAAAAGAATGGTTCAACGAGCAATACAATAAACAAATTGCTTACGTCAGAGAAAACTGGCACAAGCACTTCGATACCCCCTTCCCCAACAATTGAAGAACTAAAGAAGGATCTATTCATCGCCCTCGAAGTTCTCAATGGTTACACAGAAAAAGAAGCACTACTAAATTGGCAGTGCACACAAGGTACGTGCCAATGTTCATAACCAACACAAACAACCAAACCCCCGAAAGGAGCCTTCAATGGCAGGGAAAAAATCAGGCGGTTCAAGAAATGATAGCCGACCTAATGGAAAAGCATGGAAACAAAATCCGGGACCTGATGGAATCAAATCCAAGTTTGAGTCTAGACCAGGTCGTATTAACGGTCGCAGTGCAAGCAACCATGAAAAGCGTGAAGCTTGGAAAGCAAACGGGGGTCGTGTTGACCACCCAACTATCCCACACTGGAAGACAGGCAAAGTAAAGCAGAAGGAGACAGCAAGTGTTTCCAATGACGCCTAGTCAATCGTGGCTATTTATATTTCTATTGTTTTATTCAATAGGAGTTACTGTTCTTGCTTACTGGTGGCGTAGTAAATACTACGACGCATACTCATACCGTATCTATGAGCGTAAACAAAAAGCGTATCAACGCACTCAAATGGATGAACTCTACTCAAAGTCATTCTTTAAAGACTAAGACTATGAAAATACTTTACAAAGAACTACCTCCTAAGTATAAATCAGAAGCTATATCCATAAGTGCAGGCGTATTAAAAAAGTCTGTGCTAATGCACAACTGGTTTCACCCTAGAACATTTCTCATAGGTATAAATATCTCAGCCGGTGTTGAAGTGTACCTAGGCTTCTGGTATATAAATATATACTGGTAACTAATCTTGCACGGAAGCGGGAGCTCTGTGAGCGAAAACTTCCCTCGTAAGACCGCACCATCTTGCGGTATATAAATGAGATGGCGTCTGTATAGACTTCGCGGCCTATACAGACACGTTGGCAGAGACATAATGATTAGCCAAGAGTGGTCTAGCGGGTATCTCATGGAGACATTACTCCCGCATATGTGCAACTAATCAAAACACCAGAGACTAAATGCGTTTGCTGATGACAGCACACCTCGGGGTAACTCCCACGTGTGCCGAGGCTGGAGTCAGGATACCGTTGAAAGTGGCGTCTCTGTCCAACACAAACAATCCGCCCAACATATAGAAGGGAGACAACATGCTGCTTAACAAGCGCAAGTTAATAGCGAAAATAGAACGCATGATGGTTGAGCAAGAACTCGAACTTCATGACCTTGATTCGCAACACAGCAGGGCATACCATACCGGCATGATAGATGGTTTGGGTATGGCTCTGTTTGCAGTATCACCACCAACAGCAAGGCGTAATCCAATCAGTATCGTATGGTTTGATGAAGATTACGACGAACCACGCCAAGCAGAACGAGACAGGGAAACCTTCTTCGATGCAACTAACACCTCTCTGTTCGAAAGTGCAGAAGCAAAGTGACTAGGGGTGCGTGGCATGTAAGAGACTACGACACAGCTAAATCGTACTTATCGGGCGGTCACAAGAAATGGGATCGACCAATGTATGTGCGAGGACTGCGTGTTCAAAGTAGAAGCAAAGACATCGCAATCGTAGACAAGTGGGCAGGGTTTGAGCCCATCTTGTTTCATCCCGATGGCACGTTAACAATACAATCACCTCAGTCAGTGTTGACTCATTGGGGCGGTACTTGGAATCCTCTACGCTCACAAAGTGTTCGTCGTAACATCAGAGAGTTTAGTGGCCTACAAGGAGTGTTTCAAAAAGCAGGAGTTATCTACATAACTACACAAGATGCTTTAAGAACACCCTCAAAGATTCAAAAGTGTAGGACATGTCATGGAGAAGGATTAGTAGACAGTTGGTGTTCACCACCATACTGTAGTAATTCATTTCCATGTGAAGACCATCCAGAGTTTGAAGAACCAGCAAAAAATAGATATGGTTCTTGGCACTATGGTAAATGTCCACACGGTGAATCAGACAGTCACATGGTTACAAAATCACGAGACTGCTATCACTGCAAAGGTGCAGGGCGTCGTGAATACGGTAACAACCTCATCTCTATTGCTTGGGACGGTTCCCCAATCAGGCTTAAAGATGGCAACTTAGTAAAACAACCACCAACCGAACTAGAGAGAAGGATCGCATCATATGTCAAACTTGACAGTTGACTATACTGGTGAACATGCACCAACAGCAGGTTTGGTTAGTACGCCTCAAGAGGCTGCTCATCACATCATGCGTGGTTATTTACCAGACAATCTAAAAGACCTTAGCACTAGCAATTACTTCAGAGATGCTGTGCTTGGTTACATATTGAGAGACGCCACAGACCACGACATAGTGTTAGAGACACTATGCACTGGTTTACGTGGTGCGTTAGAACACACCGATGTTCGTTCATACAGTGAGTATGTAGCAGCAATTGCTTTCTCATGGGAACGACCAACGCTTGCGTTTAGCGCAATCTCTCGCAACAGGCCTACGGATGCAACCACATTCATTTGGTCAGTGGCTCAGGCTATGTACAAGAGAATGCCTGGACCCTTCTATCAGACTCTAATTGTTTCTCAATTAGATCAGAACGAACAGCAATGGCGTGCTAACGCATAACTGTTCAACACAAACAAATCAACCGCACACCGTCTAAGTAACAAGAAGCACTCGTTGCGATACTTGATCCGACCCCAGCCGGAAAGCAATAGCCGTGGCCTGCGCCGTTATGGTCTACCGTGACACAAAGTCCAACTGACCGTTCTGCCAGGTAGCAAAATCACGTGAGCGAGCCCGTAATCGCTAAGGTTCCAGTCCCTTGCCTCCTTCGTGCGTACCTTACTTAGATACCTTGGGGCAGGTCTTATAGGCCTGCCCCAGGGACTTTAAACTATTAGAAGGGAATTACTATGTACGACCACAACCACGAAGACGAAGACGACACTCCAAGCTTTGAATCTTTGTCGCCTGTTGAAAAGCAAGAGTTTTACGACTACATTACAAAGCAAATGAATTTAATTATGAGTAAGGCTGAGACACAAGGCGTGCTGTTTGACTTAATTACCAAATGGCCCCACGATAAGCAAGTAGCGTATGAGATGGCTACAGTAATCGAGAACCGCGTCCTAGAAGACGACGATGACAACTAAGTTTCCCTAACAAATCGTTAGGGAATGTCATAGCAATATGACAAACGATTCCATTACCGAAGAAGGGGTAAAAGATATGGATATCGCTGTATTCACAGAGTCGTACGAACCAACCATGGGGGCTAAGCGCCGTCAGGTTCTTATCACTCCACATGATGGCAATGTACGAATCTACTCACGTGATACTGACGGGACAAAGGGCCCCCACAATAAGTGGGAGGAAACAGACCTGGACACTATCACTGGACAGATAGGTACTAATGAGAAGCTAACACGCACACCCGTTGCTGTATACGTTACAGCTGCTGATGAGCGTGCTATGCGAGACAAGGGGTATTCCCCAGTCCTCGGCACCAAAGCATGTCAAGCACATACTAAAGCAGCACTCAGCACAGATACTATGCCGCTTGTAGACCGCCTATGCGAAATCTATGAAGCAGTAAGTATCGGTGATGATTCGCTCAATAACCATGTAATTGACAATCGCAGCATGCCAGGCACCCCAGTCCCATTAGTGTCTGCACCAACACAAACAATACCGGCACCACAGTTAAATGAAGCTGTAGCAGACAAGTTCGGTGTACAAGTAACGCCAGTTGAAGGCGGTCGTATGATCGCTGCATCACTAGCTTCTGTACCTCGAATCGAGTTAGCAAAGCGGTATGTGCACAGAGACGTATGGTCTGTTCCAGACTTTGAAGTCTTTGACCATGCTCGTAGTAAGAACATCAACGTTCTTATCTACGGTCCTACCGGTCCAGGTAAAACCACATCTGTTGAAGCGTGGGCTGCTGAACGCGGTCTACGTATGGCTACAGTATCTGGCAACGCTTCTATGGAGCCAAGCCAAATGACTGGTAAGTTCGTATCAGATGGCAATGGTTCTTTCGCCTGGATTGATGGTCCTGTAACTGACGTAGTACGTAACGGTGGCGTCTTATTGCTTGACGAAGTTAACTTCATCAGCCCTAAGATCTACACAGTTCTGTACGGATTGCTAGACGGTCGTCGTGCTATTACATTGCTCGACCACCACGGTGAAGTTATTGAGGCTCATCCAGACCTCACTATCTTCGCTACTATGAATCCAGACTACATCGGTACAACACCGCTTAACTTTGCGTTCCGCAATCGCTTTGATATCCAAATCCCTTGGGATTACGATGACAAGGTAGAAGCTAAGTTGGTTTCATCTAAGGCGTTGTTGGTAGTTGCTAAACAACTACGTGTTGAAGCCGCTAAGGGTCAATACGAGACACCAATCTCAACTAACATGTTGCAAGAGTTTGTCAACTTTGTTGACGCTCTAGGCTATGAGTTCGCAGTGGAAAACTTCATTGCTCACTTCAGTGCTGACGAAGCAGCAAGCGTTAGATTGGTATTTCAAACACATGAACACAATATCAAGACAGACTTTGGTATTGAAATTCCCATCACTCTAGAACAAGAGCCTGAAGCAAAATCTCTTGATGAACAACTAGTGGAGTGGGCAGGACAATACGGAGCCATTAACGGATTGGTATAACTATGTACATTGAAGAACTAGAACAACACTGGGGTGAAGCGCGGAGCGAAGATATACAAGAACGCTCCGTTCGCTTGAACGCACTATGCCGCGTGTACGAACAGGCGGACCGCGTTCTAACCGGTGATCCAGTTATAGTCAATGTCGTACCAGACGGCCCCGCACCCGCGTGGTCTGACGGTGCATCTATTTACATTAACCTCAATCAAATTGAGGACATGGACTTAGAGACACTGACACAGGTTAACGGCCTCAATTATCACGAGCTAGCCCATCACCTGTATACGCCTCGCAAAGGCACAGAACTAGTCAAGTGGGTTATCGATAAGAAATACTTCCAAGCGTTTAATATCTTGGAGGACCAGCGTATCGAGACTCTATTGGTTGGTAGGTATCCATCTATTGCGCCATATCTAACAGCAACAGTTGCTCGTTGGCTAGGTGCATCGGAAGATATCAATGGTAATTACGTCTGCATTCGTGGTCGTCGTTATCTTCCAGTTGAGATTAGACAAGCATTCAGAGATGAATTTGCGTTCCCCGAACTAATCCCAGCAATCATTGACATCGTTGATCAGTACAGACTGCTAGCGTTTCCCCAAGGATACGCAAAAGCACAAGAACTAATTGAACGATTCTACCTAGAGGTATGCGTACCAATGGGTTTACTACCCGAGATGGATGGCGGCCCCAACAAGTGTGGTGGACGTGACCCAGTATCAAAAGGTAGACCAGAACCAGGTAAGGCTCAAGAGAAAGATTCTCAACGAGCATCAGGTATGGGAACCAAAGAATCTACTTATGTTCCTAAACCTAAACCTAAACCAGGTGAGAGTGCTACTAACGCATCGTCTCCAAGCCCTACCAACACAAACAGTGACGGCGATCAACCAAGCCCGTCTACCACAGCTGCTCCTACGTCTATTCAAGAAGCATTGGATATACGAGAGCAAAATGTGAACACAGAAATCTCTACGCAAGCAGGTACAGGACATGCTCCTAGCCTTGGTGGAGTGCCCGATAACATCAATGACTTACTAAACAAAGCCATTGACGATGTCTTATCACGCAAGGATGTGCAAGCAGACGTCAAAACCAAGCAACGTGTAATTGTGGGTGGCGATGGTAAGCATGAAGACATAACCAAGCGCGGTAAGTTCACCTCTACATCCGTACCGCAAGAAGCAATCATCTCTTATCGTAAGTTTGCTAGAGAGTTGCAGCGCCTACGAGATGACTCAGAGCCTACGTGGCAACGAGAGACTCCAACCGGTCGTCTTAATGTGCAACGTGTAATCAGAGGCTGTGAGATTGATCAAGCCTTTGACCGGTGGGACGAAGGCGATGATGGCTGTGATATAGAAGCAGTCATTCTTGTCGACCGTTCTGGCTCAATGTCTAGCGGACGTAACGATAAGAAAGCATCTATTGCATGCTGGACAATCAAACGTGCTCTAGAACATATACAAGCCCCAGTAACAGTCTATGCATTCGATGATGCTGCTGAGGTTGCGTATACCCGTAACGAACTTGCACACAAGACTGAGTACAAGTTCATCTATGGCAATGGTGGTACTGAACCGTACCCAACCTTGCTTGCTGCCGAGCAATTACTTATGGCTTCACGTAAGAAGAATAAGATGCTGTTCGTTGTAACCGACGGTGTGTTCAACACAAACAAAAACGATGAACTAATTGAGCGCATAACTCGTCGCGGAATCCTAACGTCAATGATTCTCATCATGGACGACAAGGAGTGGAAGTACTACGTAGAGGAACACAACACCCTAACCAAGGAACAGTTGCGTCACAAAGCGGAAGTATTTGCACGTATAACCGATGCTGGCGATCTACTTCCCTTTGCCAAGCAAGTGGTAGTTAGTGCTATCAAAAAACGATCAAGACTACGTTAGGAGGTAAACATGTACACAGTATTCGACAGCGTGACTCAAACATTAATTGAGACATTCGATGATTATGAGTCAGCTGAGATGTTCTTGCTACACGTATCAGACTTAATTGCTGATGGTGGAGCTAACCTATCAATTGAGCCAATAACTACAGTCCACGATTGGGCTGCAGATAACGGCATAGTACTAGACGGAGTTATGGTAGATGCCTAAGTCAGAACTATACAAGTCTAGTCAAGCCATGAAACTGGAAGAAGATGCAACATACAAACTGTATGAAGCTGCTACCCGCCGACTGTTAATCAAACATAACGCGGAAGACCTATTACCAATGCTAGGACTAGAGGAGGAAAACACATGAGCATGACCCTAGCAGATATGGATAGACTACAAGAGTTAATGTATAAATATCCTACGTTTGAAGAAACAAAATCAGCAATCGAATCAGAGTTCCCTGGAGTTACAGTTCTCAGAACTGAAACAGGCATCTCTTTAAGAACAGAGGAGACTCTCAATGATGACTGAAACCATAACACGCAAAGAAGCGTGTGAACTAATCCGTTCATACATAGGTAAAAAAGATAAAGACATGCCTATGGGGAATGACTTAGACAGGATAGTACATGCGGTAAATAACGATATGCAGGTACGAGACTTCTTACTAGGTCTACCTCAGTACTACGATACACAAGAAGTAATTAACTTCTTGGAACACATGTGTAATGAGTCACCTTCAGGAAAAGACGTCCCCTTCTTTGCTGTAGTTGCTGCCATAGCCTATGAACATGGCGATGGTTCACAGTTCTTTAAGCACATGGGTTACATTATGTGCCACGGACCTGATTACTCATTAGCTCAAGTGTTAGCACGATGTGCTGCATCTGGGTTTCCAGGTACAGTGCTTACTAAGATGCGAAACGAGTTGGCGGCTGTTGTAATGAAAGCCTGTTATACAGATACGCCAGACTACATAATCACAGAAAGCGAGGATGATGATGGTCAACACATTTCTGCCTCTTCCGGTCTACCAACAAGTAGCGAGGACTCTGGACACGAAACGTCTAGGGAAACAGAGAGTGGAAGCACTACAAATACTCAGAGCTAATCTAGGTATGACCAAAGGTTGGAGAAATCACCCCGCCGCCGTAATGTGGCGAGGTCATGAAGGTTCTCTTGCTGTCTACACACTATTCATGTGTGCTAGATGGGCAGCCTTAGGATACAAAGATAATGTTCATGATCAAGTAGTAGAACTAATGAAAGACTTACCACCGGAGTCATATGAAGATCCTTGGTGGATGGGTAATGAAGAGTTCCATAAAAGTCATCAATCTAATCTCAAACGCAAAGACCCACTGCACTATCAATTTGCGGTTGAAGATGACCTGCCATATCTATGGCCAACACAAACAATCGGCACACTACGCACAACTAAAGTAAAGGAATAAACACATGTCTAAATATACAGTCAGGTGTAAAGCCTCTGTCTACTTTGATGTAGATGTAGAAGCCTCGGAGAAATGGGACGCTGAAGCTGAGGGTCTTGACATCTTCGGAAATCTGTTAGACGATGCACCTCTGCCTAGTCCACTTGAGTGGGAAAGTGTAGAAGTGTGGGAAGTAGAACCAACTTAACACAAGAAAAGGGGATACATGGCAAATTACCACTTACGAATCACGTTCGACATCAACATTGCCGAATGGCGTATTGATGACCCCAAAGATACCGCCAATGCGGAATGGTCACTTGCGGTCTTTGACCGTAATCTCGGCTCCTGGGTATTCTTAAATAACTGTAAGAGACCTGGGGAAAGCAACCGCATTGTAAAGATCGAAGTGTTAGACGAATGAAGCCTCCGGTAGCACTCCGGAGGTCTCCACGACAAAGTGAACTCTTAGTTTGAGTTTACAAGCATAGTATACATCACAGAGAAAGGAGTAAATACATGCTAGATATGCAGTTTGCTAACAATATGGCTAGAGACAAGCATATCAGAAAGTTAGTCTCAGCCCTGAAAGAAGCAGGGTTAGAGGTAACTATCACCAAAGGAAAGCAGCATGTCCGGGTGGAAAATAAAGAAACTCATAAGGTGGTATTCTTCGGAGGTAACTCTTTAGGAGACTGGCGAGCTGCAAAAAATATCCTACGTGACCTTAAACATGTAGGGTTCGATCAAGATATCAAACTAGGTTAGGAATAGCACATGGCTAAAAAAGTAAATCAAACACTAAAAGCAAAACTTGCAAAGAACCTTGAAAAAGGTGGCGCTTGGATACTGGACATAGCAATTACAAACGAAGGTTCAGATCAGTATGTGCTTAACACATACTCTGCTTGGTCAAATGCATCAGCAGCAAAACGATACTTAAAGCAAGTAGTCCTAGACAACACTCCTCGTAAGTCTATCAAGATGTCTATAGTAATGACAGATGCTAATGACAAGCCCGCTAGAATCGAGGGTGAACTTAGTTACAAGGTGGATGCATAATGGACTATGAAAAAGTACTTCCCTTTAAATCAGTAAACGACATTGTTAAAGAGATTAAAGAATCAGATGAGCCTGAGGAATTAGTCGCACAGTGCGGTTGCGGTAACTGTAGTTGTAAGTAATATATAAAACAAATTGGCCCCTCGTCTCACGACGGGGGGCCAAATGTTTGTGTTGGTCGTTTTTTAGGAGTCGATTTCGTCGTTATCTAAGTCGTCAAGCAATGACTCATCTAACTCATCTAACTCTTCATCATCTAAATCAAATTCTTCAAAGTCTTCCTCGAAGTCTTCGTCAAATAGATCTGGATCTAAATCTTCCATGGCAAGCTCCCAGTACTAGTAGGTATGAAAATCGTACACTATTATTTATTATCTTTGATCAACTTAACTTCACAGGCGTCTGTGGTGCAGTAGGCCTCTCCAACTGCGTCCGCCGCCATGCCTGCGTACACACCGGCAAAATCGATGGGGAATAACTTCATCGTTGCGTCCGTGTACTCCTCCTCTGTAATCTGAGTGTAAGGCATCTGTGGATATACAGTATTTCCCATAGGCAGGAATGACACAGTCTTCAGCTGACCATCGTGCATGTGTAGAATCGATGCGATTGAGTCGGCCTCTTTCTCCGGGTCAAAGGTCACAGTTACAGATACAGAGTTATCTGACCAGTACCGTTGAGTCACAACAGCAAGGGCTACCTTTTCGTGGACAGACACCTCTTTCTCTGCTCGCTTGGCGTTGGTCTTGATAGGGAAGAACACGACTGATGTTGTGTCCGGTGACTCTGAGGCAGGCTCGACTCGATACTGAGCCATTCTGAATAATGGGAGCATTGGGTCAGAGTTAGCAAAGCGGATTGCTCTATTAAAGAACTTACCTCCCGATGCCCAGTGAACTCCTGGTGATTCTCCGGCCAGAATAGATACGGTTCCGGATGGCTTAACGGTGGTCATCTTGATTGACTGACGAATACCCAACCATTCAGAGTATGACTCGTCATATCCCTTGACTACAGAGTAACCCTCGTTTAGCCAATCACGTAGAACAGTCCAACCATTATTATCAGCAAAGTTAGCTATGCCGGAAATTGAGGTCCCAATACGACGGTTGCGTTGCATAATGGCATTAGTCTCTTCCCAGTGTGTTGGTAGGAGAGTAACGGTTTTGGCATACAGGTAGGCAAACTTCAAAGTCCTCTTGAAATCATCAAGCGAATCGTGCCTATTTAGGTATGTTTCTACCAAGGTACACATCTCGAATGATTCTAGACTTTGCTCCGCACAAGGGTTGTACCCAGCAACACGCCAATCCTTATTGTTAGGCGGGTCAATTAGGCGACCATACTTGCGTGACACATCCATCCAGACAACGCCAGGCTCTCCGTTTAGAACAATTCCATCAATGATTTTAGAGAAATCAGAGCCGACCTTTGCTTCTACAGAGTTGTTTGACATCCAGGCCCAACCAGGATTCTTTGGATCGTATGAGTTGCGCTCAGGATATACCTCTGCGTTCTTAAGGTTTAGGAAGTCTTGGTCGTCAATCCGGCCAATAAGTAGTTCCGCAGACCGGCGCACATTACCGCTTACAACACAAACACCGATTAGGTTGCCAATATCGGCAATATCCTTACGGGTTAGTTTCTCACCTGCCCGTCCTTTAAAAATTTGACGGATGTAATCGTGAAGTCTCTCCAACGGTTCGTGTCCTGCAGCAGTTCCACCAAATGTCTTAATGGGTGTGCCGGCTGGACGAATGTCGTCATATCTAAAACCATAGGATGGGTAATCTGGTTTTAGATAGGAGTTAATCAATAACCCTACAGACTCTACCCAACCCTCTCGATCATCTGAGATCCGGTAGATTTCAGTATTGTCTACTCCATCTTTAGGTTCATAGATTGTAAAGTCTTTATCTGCACCCTTGTCGTCGAAGCCAACTCCTACACCTAGCATTGAAGCTTCCATTAGAAAAACAAATGGCTTCGCTGGATTGAGTTTAGTCATTTCTAGTGTAGATACAAAAGCGCAATTCTGAAGTGCAGCGGAGTTCTTCTGCTCATTAACAATAGGAGTTCCCATTACCCATAGTCCACGTCCCGGTGGAGTCCACTTCAAGTTAAACAAACGGTCGTAAGCCTCCTTAGCAGAAGCCGCGGCCTTTGAGTCGGACCAGGGAAGTCGTTGAGATTTAGCGTGGTCTTTTTGCAAGGAGTACATGCCATTGATGACACGTTCACATACTTCTGCCCAAGTCTCTTTAGTTCCATCTTCTTTAAGACGAGAGTATGTGCGAAGAAAAGTAATTTCTCCTACGGAATTTCCTGCGGCATCTGTGTAGCCCCAAGGTACTGTCTTGCCTCTGTATGAGTTTACAAATTCTTCAGTAAGTTTAAAGGAAAACAAAATAAGACCCTCTCTGTATGTGGTGTAGTTACTCCAACGATTCAGAGATTATTCTAGTGGTATCTTCCTCAGAAATCCCACCGTTCGGTATCTCTCTTAGGGTGTTAGCTCTATCACCAAATAAAGCTGACATTACACCGCCAGAAGTTTGCCGTTCAACGGTCATTCTTACAAATTCCTTGTTTTCTTCAAGTTCTTTCAAACTCTTAACGATCTTAAATAGTCTGTCAATCTCTTGGCCTGTGTTAGGGTCCGGGTAGCCGCCGTTTAATTCTTCTGCAAATCTAGCAAAAGCAACGCGGGCACCCTGCATTTCAATGATGGCATTTAACAAACCCTTAAGTTGGTCTTTAGTCTTTACTTCTACTGGAAGGCTAAAAGCACATGCATTGTCTGGCTTGAAAGCGGGGCAGTTAGCAGCAACAAAACAAGAGTTGCATTGTCGTAATGACGTAGAGGTAGTTTCAAGTACCGGAACGTCTCTTATCAGGTCTCTTCCAGTCTCATCTTTATCTACAATAGTCTTAGTATTTATTGAAAATACCGGCAAAGTACGTGATTCTGATGGGTCTCTATCTATGATTTTAGAGCGTTCTACTGGCAAATCTTTCCGCACCTCAAGGGAGCTGTTATCAGGATCCACACCCAGTGTTTCCGCAAAACCTGGACTATCTATGTGCTCACTGTTATCAGATAACTTCTCACCTTCTACTACTGTAAGGTGTGGCGGCTTCTTTTTATCCATTGATTTCTCCAGCTCCAGGTAAGACCATATTGCGAGGCGAGTTACCTCATTACTATCATCATTAATAATCTTGTCAAAGTCTAAACCAGCTCGGCTTATAACGTTCTTATAACGAGGCCGTGCCTGGTCTTTCATCTTTTTCTGGTATCGCACCAATCGTGTACCGTCCCAGACTATTGTCTCACCCCTCATCATTGGCGACAGCCAGGATAACGTACTAGATGTGGAGAGTGGAACCTGTCTAAGATTATCTGGTTTAGCGCAGGCAATCCCATGGTACTTGGTGCCCAGTTGGGCCTGTAGGGCCCGTGTGCGCCCGGCTAAGGTGGTGTCAGCCTCTATGGTTTCTCCTAGTAGGGCGACATTCTCCCATTTCTCAGAAAGGGCAAAAAGGGCTGCATGCCCCATTTCAGGATTCCATACTGGCCAGTATTTACTTCCTAATTCCCATCCAATAGTCTTACGTTGTTCTTCGATCCAGGTAGATCCGAGCACTGGAGAATCAAACTCAACTACTCCCTCAATACGGTCATAGTTAGTTGCTATAAAGTCTTCATAGTCCGCGGCAAATTCTTCAGCTTCCCGGGTGGATAAGTTGGCAGTGGCGGCGGTTCCTGCAGTAAGGTAGATTTTTACGTCATCAGGGTACTTCTCTGATAATAGATAGGTCTTGCTTTTGGGCAAGCCTCTCTTCCGAAGGCCCCAGAAACTTACACCGATGTGTTTTACTTCAGAGTCCAACAATAGAAGGCGATTAGAGGGGACTTCTCCCCCCATAAATACAACGCTCATTCATACCGCTTAATACTGCTACCTAGATGTGCGTCTAAAAGAGCCTGTCTTTGACGAACAATCTCTTCGGAAAGGTCTTCCCACTGCTTAACTTTACGGGTAGTCCTAATGAACTTAGGGGCAGCAAACAGTATTACGGGCACGCCTTTAGATAACGCGTGAGCACAGCGGTCTGAATCGGGGTCAACAAATAAGTCAACCCGCCCTTGAGCTTGAGCTATAGCTAGCTGCCGGGCTCGCAAATCTTGGCCTTCAAAGAAGTATCTATTATCATAGATATCTCCGTAACCAACAATTAAGTTAGTTCTTAGCCAATGCTCTGTAAAATCTGGATCTAGATCTGAAGTAATAATTACTCTGTAATGTTCAGCCAAAATACGAAATAGTTTAATACCCTCTGCGATAGGGTCTCCTACTTCCGTTTTTAATACTCCATCTAATGCAACGAATGCTGTAGCCATTTAGTTCCTCAATGTTCTCCTTATTAGGGTGTCGGCATCTGGTAGCTCTACACCGTATGTTTGCACCTGACGTTGCTTTTCTTCTGACTCTTTAAGTTCTTTAATACTTCTTAGGGCCTGTACGATTCCCGAACGCTTGCCGGCTTGCCAACGATAGTTGTTGAAGTCCGAGTAACCAGCACCTATCTTACTGAAAGCAATCTTGCGCCCAGCATGAATATCATCATAAAATACCGTAGCTTGTTCTGTGGCAAGTTGAAGTTTTTTCTCTGCGTTTAATCTATGAGCAGGGTTAGTTGCATTGCGAACTTCTTGCAAAGCTGAGCTGTAGCGAGACACTACTTCTTTAGCCGTGTCCTCATCTCTCATAGTTCTTTGTTCCCAGGCACGACTATAAGGTGGCTGCGGGTTCTCTTCAGGAGCAACTGTCCAAGAATCTGAAGTCAAGTTGTATGCGGCATAAGGATTTATATCGACAATATTGCTCTGCTCATTGACGTAAAAGGTAAGCTCATATCCGTGCCAGTTACGAGTATCAGGCATTAGTTCGGTATTAAAACCCTCATTAAACATAGATGCAATTTCTGAATCTGAATAGCCTGCATACTCTGTATTTAGTCGCCTAAAGTTTACGTAGTCTATTCCCACTAAACAATCCAAGTCACCGGGTTCTCTGGAAGCTTCCCATTGATAGGAAACTCCAGAGCCGGCTAACCACACCTGTGTCCATTGGTGTGGGTTAGAAAAGTGTCTAGCAAGGTAATCAAACAATAACGATAGTACGCCAGTTCGTACCCAAGGCTGCAGCTGCATGCCTTGAAAAAGCTTAGGATCTAGCTCTGAAGCTGGCGCACTAAAGTAGGACGTGGAGCTAGGAACTATATTCATAGTCTTATTCTTCCCGCTCTTTGTCGGTACGTCTACGTCAAAGGTTATTCTTTAGGGGTTTGAGCAGACTGAGCCTGTGCAAGTCTAATAACTGTGTACTCTGCAGCAGATTGAGCCTGGATATCCATAAGAATTTCTGAGCAGTAACGGCGAACCTCAATGAGGGTAGCCTCACGCTCTAGCGGAAGTGATAGGGCTTGAGTGTTACGCTCTACGTAAACTGAGCCATCTTCTCCCACCAATACAGCAAAACCTGTGCGGAGTTTAGGTGCATCCTCTGAAGTGGCTGTAGCTTCTACATCCGCTTTTTCTGTGTTGATATCTGTCATGTTTATATCCTATTCGTATAGTTTTGCAGCTTTGCGCTGTTGGGTTACATAGTGGGTTTTTACTGGGCAGAAATCACAAAGAAAGACGTTAGTTCCAGCTGACTTAGCTGCACTCATCATACCTAGATCTTTACGTAACTCTGCTGTGTTCTTTGGTACAAGACGCTTGTTCTTTGCACGCCAGTCTCCGCAGTCTTCTTTTGGACGCAAGTGCTCAGAGTAGCACTTCATAGCATCATCATAGAAAGTTGCTTTAGTAGTGTAATAGTCTGGGTCAATATCTGCAAGACCGCCACCTACACGGTTACGCAAGTTTTCAATAACCTGTTTACGTACTTCGGGGCGAGCATAGGTCTTAGCACCAATTTTAGATAAGAAACCGTTGTGTGGAATGCCAGCAGATTCGTGCTTGTCTACAAGAATTTGAAGCAACACGTCATCATCAGGGTTACCTTCAAAATCAGGCAACTCTTCAATTGTTTTACAGTTGTAACAGTACAAGAGACGGATCTTTTCCCCGTCATCTTTAATCTCTGTGTATGTTCCTTGATCGGCAGGTTGTCCGCCTTGACCTAAGATAGGTATGGTCATATATCCCCCTAATAGTAGAGGCCCAATACTACCCTATTTCTTTAGCCTTCTTCGCAGCCTCTACAGCCTGGGCATTCTTAGCAACAAGGGCCTTATATCTTTCTGAACCGCCACGGCCTTCTTCTTGGGCTAACTCAAAGGCAGAGGTACGACTACTTCCAGGAACCATTAACTGGTTTTCAGTCATGTCAATCTCTGCACGCTTGTTTTTTTCTTCTTGCTCTACCAAGTACTTTTGCAATCCACCGCCGGCGTACTTTGGCTTAAATGGTTTTCCAATAGTGACTTCTTTTGCCCTATTATTTGTTTTAGAAAAACCTCTAGCTGGAGGTAGTTCTACGTGATTCTTGTGAGACTCAACCTCTAAAGGATACTTCTCTGGGTGCCAATCAATATCTCCCGCACCGAACCCAATAGGTTGATTTACTGTAAAACCATAGGCTTGCGTACCATCTGGATTAAGTGTATTTGCTAAAGGCTTTGGCTCTTCTACCCTGCTGTTCTTGACCCTACCTCCGCGAGCATTCTTTTCTTTATTGTTACCTGGGACTACGCCGGGCATTATGCTCATAGGTGGCTGTTCTTTACGAAGATAGTCTGGATGACGCTCTTCTTTTTCGTAATCACCAGTCTCTGGATCAATCTCCCTTAATCTATGTACCGAGCTTTGATGACCGCCCTTAATTTTAGCAACGTCTATAACGTCCTCTACTTGTCTGCGAGAGTGTGCTTCGGGTCCAGGCTGTCCTACGTTTATGTTTTTACGGTCAAAGATAGCGTCTTCTCCACGCATTCCTATAGAATAAAGACCCATTTCCATAGTAGTTCTTAGTTGTAGTTTCTCTAGTCTAGTTCTATTAGTTTCTCTAATTACATCTCTAGGTTTAATTGGCCAAGTTTGAGGATAGGGAGAAGTTAATGCAGTATTGTGGTCAGGATTTATTTCTTTTTTACGAGCATTAGTAGTTAGTTGCGCAGCATGTTTGTCGCAAACTGGAGTAGCCTGCTCCACATACTCTCCAGGAGCTTGCCAAAAAGTAGTTGCTGGTTTACAGCTACCACCTTTAGTAGCTTTACAATCTAAGTAATTTTTATCTAGTGAAGATCGAGCAGCATATCCGCCCGTCATAGTTGCATCAGGTTTGTTTCTATACAGGTGGGAGGTATCTACAGTTCCGGTTGAGTAATCAACGGGTTTGTAGGTAGGTTGTGCTGGTTTTTCTACAGCAAAATCTGAGGTATCGTAAATACTTTTTGGCTCAGGTTTAGCGAAAGGATCATCAATCGCCATTATTTTTTCTTCCTGGGTTCTCTAATCTCTGCAGCAAGTTTACGTTGCGCAGAACTATCTCTAATCCCCATAGGACCAGTAAACTCGTTATCATCTGGAATACCGCTAGCTTTTACAGCCGCTTCAATATCTGCAGAAGAAACTATGCCGCTTCTACGTTGAAAAGTAGGGCGTCCTTTGTCACGACGAGGTACGTTCATAATTAGTACCCTTCAGGCTTATTAGCTGCTTTTTTACCTCGGATTACAACTCCGTTTAGGATAGAAGATACGTTTTCGTGTGAGCCAACTCCCAAACCGCGTGCGGTAAACCTATCAAACTTATCGTGATCGTCTATACGAATCGGGCCCTTAAAATCATTAAATACGTGCTCGCCTGCGCCTTGATCAAAGTGACCTTGACGAGTCTGCATATGTGTATTATCTAAAGGCATAATAGCGTCCATAGCCTTATCAGCCATATTGCCTAAACCTTCTTTTGCAAAACCACCTAAAGTCTTTGCTACCTTTGCTGCGCCTTCTTCTCTGTACTGTTTTGCGGCAGGGGAAGATTTTAACTTACTGATTAGAGATTTTTTCTTCTTGCCGTCATCCATGGTAGGAAGTATCCTTTAGTAGTTAGCGCCCATTTGGTTGTTTTCAATATCTGCAACCGGAGTCGCTGAACGACGAGCCGAAGAAGTAGCATCTGACAATGGACTTACCTTTACAGGAGTCTCTTGATCGATGAAGCCATAGTTTTGATAAGGATGAAGCCCTCTACGGTTTGCACGTACAAGGTCATCTCCAGTAGAAGGATCTACCACAGTGGTATTTGGACGAACCTTGCGGTACTTACCGTCTGTTGAGCCTTCATCCATAGACTTATTGAGTGAGCGTGATTGGTTAGTAGCCATTAGTTATCCTTTGTTTGTGTCTCTGTAGCTTCCTCGCACAATTTCAGTGCCGGAAGGTCCCTTTGAGCCCTTTGGAATTGTTCTTACAGAATCCATTGGTTCACGCCATTGATTAGCTTTTGCGCCACCTGATGTCCAAGGGTCTGCTGCGTGAGCGTCGTTATCTGCTTTAGCAGCTGCGGTTACGCGACCTAAAAGAGCAAGTCCTTCAGGTGATTTAAATCCTTTACGGACTTTTTCTCTACGTGGTACGAAACTCATTGTTTGCCTTTCTTGGTGCTAGGTGCGTCCTTCTTGTTTAAATCTTCTTTTGTCTTTAACTTATTAGGCACTACCTTGTAAGACTTTTCAAAGTGAGAGTCTTTAGCTTTTTTACGACCAAGATCCTCTCCCTTTGACTTAGGAGTCATAGGACCACGATCAGGATTCATATGAGGGTTTTTATCTTTAGGTTCTCGACCAATGTTCTGATTGTCTTTTGACTTAGGCTTAGGGTTCTTTTTACCATCCATAGTCTTACTCTCGTACTTGTACTCAGTCTTTTTAGCCAAACCTTTTTTATCCTTTTTAGGGATGCCAAAGTTCTTCTTGTCTGGGCCGTCTGGGGAAGCCATTGCAGTCTTCATGCTTGTAGTATCTCTCTATCTTCTTAAATTGTCTTAGTAATCCATGCCCGGTCTTGATTTAGGGCGCTTTAAGATTCTAGGCCTAATAACCTTCTTGGTTCTAGCTACATACTTTGGGGTGTTTCTTCGTCGAGCAATACCCTGCTCACTGCCAGGGTTTAGGGTGTAAGACTGACCCGCCGTCCACTTACCTGAGGAACGCTTGCTCCAGGTCTCAGCTGACCTAACTTGTCTGACTGAAGTTGTGGTTGGGGCTACCTTAGAAACTCTAGGCTTTGGAGCACCAGAAGCGGTAGTAGTTGCTTTAGGTGTAGAACGACGTGGAGGCTTTCCCCCTGTATTTGCTTTAGCGGCCATTGCTCATCGCCTTTTTCATATGCTTACCATAGAGACCATTGCGGCAGCTAGGGCACATCTTGCCATCTGTATACATAGCTTCAACTGGGTTCATAAATAGGCCGCACTTCGGACACTCAACACTACCGTCATAGATAGTCTCTGTGCTAATAATTTCACGGTTTGCCATGGAAAAACCACCCGGTATTTCTACTACTTGGGTCATCAGAAAAGGAAAAAGGTTTTTCTTTAGGCTTATCAACCTTTTCTTTCTTTGGTTGACGCTTTGGGTCGTTTGCTCTGTCTTTAGGATTACTCATAATTACCACACGCTTTCCGAAACGTTTCTGCCAGTTCCCTGGTAAGAACCGTTAGATTGACTGAAGTCCGTACGAGTTGGCTGGAACTCTGAGTCTACGTTCATAACGTCCATGATTCCAAGCTCACGTGTTCTGTAACCGTACCGTGGTGGGAACAACTCTACTTGAGGTAGTGGTGGACGAACTAAGTCTTGAATCATCATTGAAGGAAGAGTAACTGAGCGCACAGCTCTAGTTAATAAAGCTTCTTGTACGCTTGCAAAAGGGCCCATATAGTCATACCGGATCTGTGGTCCGTTATCTACTATAGGCCTGCCTTTAGTATGATCATAAATACTGTCTTGTTGTGGCATTATTTCCACCTTGGCTGTAGATGTACAAACCTTTGTGCAACTCTAGGATTAAATTCTGCAGGAACGTTTGCAGAAATGTTTGCCTTACCGTCGTTAACTAGGTGCGGCGCAGGAGCTAACTCTTGCTTAGGTGCGTTTCTACGAACATTCATAGTAACAACGCCATCGTCTTCTATAAGCTGAGCGCCTACTTTAATTCTACGATCAGGTTTTAAGTTCTCAGGCCACATGTACTCGCCCGGATCAATTCTTTCGCCCTTGTGAACTCCGCGTTGGTATCCTCGCTGGTTCTGTCTACCCTTTAAAGAATCTAAAACTGTATCTGTTCCATTACCGCGATCATCACGACGTGAACGAATAGTTCCTAGGTAACCGTCTGGATATTCTGCAGAGGGAGTTCTACCTATACCAAGACGCAAGAAATCCATAGAGCTGCGAGGTACGATAGGCGTTCCGCCACCACCTGTGGTGGTGTAAGCGCCTACGTACCCGCTAGCTCCTAGGTACTGCCAATTTTGGTGTGAGGAAGGCATAGAAGAAGTTTACGGCTTCTTTTTAGTTGTGGCTTTCTTAGCTACCTTCTTCTTTGAGCCATCAATAATGTCATTTAGTTGCTTAGTGATCTCAGGAAGGGCTAGGTTGGCTACAAGGCCGAATGCTGGGTCCTTCTTGTTCAATGCACGTAGGGCTACTGGAAGGATGGCTGCTAAGCCGGCTGCTACGAGTGCCTTAGGGTCAGTATTGCCTGTTGCCCAGAGTGCGGTAACCGCTGCTAAAAATGAACGGCCGTATGAAGCAAGCACTGCTGTTAATTTTGGATCGAGTTTCATATTTACTCCTTGTTGTTTCGTTCTGCGATCATAATATATAGATCGTCAATTCTTGATTCTAATCTGTTAACGGCATCTTTTAAACTACTACCAGAGTTTGGCTTAAGTTCAGAAAGATAGTGTTTAACCATCCAACGAATCATAACAGCAAATGCGCCGATTAAAGAAGTTATTGAGAGCGCAAACGCTGCCCAGTCTTGAGGTGTCATTAAGTCTCCAAGAAATCAAGTTGTAGGCGTAACTATGATACATAAAATACACCTAGTCATGTTAAAGTATGAACATAGTTAAGAAGGAGATAAAATAATAGCTCTGCGCATATTTGCAGCAATAATTCTTACACTATTCCTCTTTATATTGGGACAAAATTCAGCTAACGCAGAAGAAACAACCACTAACACGGTTGTAGTTAGCCCTGCCTCCACAGAGTCTTCGACCTCAAATCCTCCAGCTGACCCTCCAGCTCAAGAACCCGCGCCTGTAACTTCGGACCCTCAAACTTCCAGTACGAGTTCTGGTGCTGAGGTAACTCCTGCCCCGTCGTCTTCCCCTGAGCCAACTCCTGAGTCAACCTCTGAACCTTCGCCTTCTCAGGGTAGTACGACTGTATCGAACCCACAGCCCACCCCATCAGAAACGGTACCAACAGTAATAGCTCCAACGGTAGCCTCCGTCCAAGAAAAAATAGAGAGTGCAACTGTAACATTAAATACTGCTATCTCAGCAGCTAGTACAGAGCAAATTTCTGCGGCTGCAACTCCAGTAGCAGAAGCTCAAACAGCAATTGCCGCAGCAGACTCAGCCACAGCGGTAGCTGTATCTGCAGTACAGGCTGTAGAGTCTCAAACTGCTGTAGTAGCCGTGGCAACTACGAACTTAAATAATGCTCAAACCGCCTTAACTGTTGCTCAAACAACCGCAACAACAGCTCAAGCTGCTGCTGAAGCTTCAACCGTTACAACTACAACTAATGGAATTCAGGTAACAACATACGCGTCCCCTGGCGGACAGCAACCACCGCTTCCAGCAGAAAATGCAACACCACTTTCAACCACAACAGTTCCTTATATTGCCCACCAATTTGGAAGCGGACAGGTATTTAACTCTGGCAGAGTAGACAATGTAATTGTTAAGTTTGAAGGAAAGATTACCGTTCCAGAAGAAGCAGTAACAGTAAAGTATGCAATCCATTCAGATGATGGCGCAAAGATGTACGTTGACGGACAACTTGCAATTAATGAATGGATTGATAAAGGCGGAGGGTGGAGTCAATTTTCTCCAACCTATAACACCACTACAGATAAGCAACAGGACTTTACTATTTGGTACTATGAAAATGGTGGAGGGTCATCAGTCATACTTGGCTGGGCGATAACAAGGGCAAACGGAACTGGCTACTTTACTACCCCAGTCAATCAGGCATTTGCAACCACAACAGTAACGCAAGACCCAGCATTAGTTGCTGCTGCCACTACAGCGGTTGCGGCCGTGCCTGTAGCCGAAGCAGTAGTTGTAGACAAGACTCAAGTAAAAACCGCAGAAGTTGCTGTATTAACTCAACTTACAGAAACTGCAACAACTACTCTTGCGACTGCGGATCAGTTGGCAACTGTTGCTGTTCAGAAGGTTGAGGTTGCTGTATCTGCGCTCTCAGAACCTGTAGTTTTGCCAGAGACTCCACAGCCACCTGTGTCGCCAGTCGAACCGACTCCTGAACCTGTTCCCGCTCCAAATCCTCCTGCTCCAGAATCTTCTCAATCAGAAGGTCCTCAGAGCCCTCCTCCAACCACGAATCCACCATCTGTCGAGCCCGTTCCAACTCCAGATCCCACACCCGTTGAAAATCCTGTTGATCCATCACCTATTTCTCCAAATCCTGTAGAACCTCTACCACCAAGCCCAGAAGTTGAGCCTGAGCCTTTGCCTGAACCAGAACAGCCTCCTGTTGAGCCTGTAGAGCCAGAACCAATTCCTGAAGAGCCATCTATTGACCCCGATACAGAAACGCCATTGCCACCCATAGAAGAGCCACAACCACCGGTAGAGCCCGAAGCGCCAATCGTAGAGCCCGAGGCGCCTGTTGAGGAAGTCGAACCACCCGTGGAAGAAGAACCACAACCAGAGTTACCAGAAACAGAGCCAGAAAGTCCGTTAGAAGAATCATCCCCAGAGCCTACCACAGAATCTGAGGAGGTTGCGTCTGCCGTAGGGGATGTACTGTCTGACGGAAAACTATCTTCCGATGACGCTGAGGCTGTTATGGATGCTTTAAACGCAGATGGAGAAGTTACTGCTGAAGAAGTTACTGCGCTAGTTGATGCCCTTAAAGAAGACGGCAAGCTTAGCGAGGCTGAAAAAGACTTAGTTGCTACCGCCCTTATTGAATCTGTAGTCCCAGGTGAGACTCTTACAAAAGAACAGATTCAAGACGCGGGTATTGCCTATGAGGACCTACCCCCAGAGACTCCTGTAGAGGTTAGACAGGATGAAAATGGTAACGAGGTTATAATTACAGCAGACGTTGCTGCAGCCCTTGTGCTATTAGAGAACCCTGCGGAATTAATCGGTGAATTATTTAGTGACCCTGGTCAAGCCCTACAAGCACTTGGAAGTATCGGTGCTGATATGTCAGCTGAAGAACGTGAAGAAGCAACTGAAATGGTAGTTGCTGCAGTTGTTGCTGCAGGTGCGGCTATTAATGCGGTTGGTGCAGCAACAGGATCTACGGGTGGAAGCACCGGTGGTTCAACTGGTGGAGGAAATTCTGGGGGAGGAGCTCCTTCCGGAGATAGTAAAGGCGTTAGGAGACGTAAGCCATGAAGATAGTTAGAGACATGATTGACCAACTATGGACATTGTTAGGCATGTTTATTGCCTGGGTTGTTCTTGATGGATCTGCAAAGACAGTCGTTGGTTACGCAATTGTAGCAACTCTCTTTGCTTGGGCTGTTACCTACCCCCTTCGTAATCCAAAGGATGAAGAATGAAAAAGATTAAATACTTACTAGCGAGCTTAGTATTAGCCGGCTCATTGACGAGTTGTGGGTATGACGGACACTTTAGATACCCATGTCAAGACCCAAAAAACTGGGAAACTGAAGATTGTAAGCCACCTATTTGTACCGCAACACAGACCTGTCCTGTAGACTTAGTTAAACAAAACACACAAGACGGAACCACAGCCACACTAGAAACGGGAACACCAAATGAGTAGAGAAAGACTAACAGCGCAAGATTTAGATGCTAGATTAAAGTTTATTTTAGGCATCATCCTAGGAACAATTCTATTGGCAACCTCAATAGGTATCCTTTACGGCTTGTTATTTGTCACGCAGCCTATTGGAGCGCAGTCAGAAAATGACAAGATGTTCTTCAATGTTCTAGGAAGTATTGCTACCTTTATTACAGGAACCCTTGCGGGCATTCTCATTGGTCAATCTGGTGCTAAGGATATTATGGCAGCACAGTTGTCTAACAAAGAGATGGACGCCAAGAACACACAGGCAGACAAGAAACTTGAAGCAGAGATTGATGCAACCGCTGCTCGTTTAGCAGCGAAGCCAGATGGCGCAATGCCAGAGGCACAACCAGTTGATACAGATTGGGACAAAGACTAATGGCAGATCAAGGAACAGCAGCCCGTCTAATTGAGGTTGCAACAGCAGAACTAGGAACCATTGAAGGTCCTAAGGATAATGAAACCAAGTACGGCGCTTACACAAAGGCTAACTTTCAGCCATGGTGTGGGTCTTTCGTAAACTGGTGCGCTAACGAAGCTGGGGTAAAGGTTCCTAACACCGTTTACACACCAGGTGGGGCACAGGCTTTTAAGAAGGCTGGCGCATGGATTGATGGAGATCTTGCAGATCCAGAACCAGGAGATATTGCCTATTTTGATTTCCCATCAGATGGCGTCGATAGAATTTCTCACGTTGGTATTGTTATCAAAGACAACGAAGATGGAACTGTTTGGTGCATTGAAGGAAACACAAGCCCAGATAAGAAAGGCTCACAGCGTAATGGTGGCCAGGTATCTAAGAAACTTCGTGCCTTCAAAAAGAATAAAGCTGGAGAGATGATTTCAATCGTAGGCTTTGGTCGTCCAAAGTTTAAAGGTGCAGGTGCAGCAGCTCCTGCTTCAAAGCCAGCAGCAAAAGCAGCAGCAAAAGCAGATAAGTGCCCAACCTGCGGTAAATAATGTATTACCTCACACACATCACATTCCAAGGAGTATTTTTAGTAACTCTTCTTTCAGTTACTCTCCTTGGAATGTGGTGGTCTGAACGCTAGCGGTCGTTTCTACCGCCCAATATAACTAGCTCTCGTCTTGGATCCATATCTTCGCCTATAACTAAAGATACAATTCCTGGAGCACTTTCCAACCCTGACTTATCCCTAAACCAAGCAGATCCGTTATCCATTGCAGGATTCTGAATAAACAATCTTGGACCAACGTTCTGTGAACGATAGTGGTGATAGTGACCAACGTTAAGAATGTCTGCTTGTGCTACTGAGCAACGCCCCATAGCTTGTCCAGCCCACCACTTAACCATGTCACGTGCTTGATGGCCATGAGCCATTCCATACATAACACCGCTTAGATTGACAGTCAATGTACTGTCATCTGCTGCTGGGTATCTAAACTCGACTCGATCACGAAGAAAGTCATTCTCCTTACAAATGTCCTCAACTTGAGCAACCACTTCAATTTGCCAAGAATCTTCTGGACGGCCTACAAGAAATCGTTGAACTTCGTCGTGGTTTCCAGGAACCACTGGAACAATAATCTTTTCTGCTAACGGAGCAAAAGCTTTAATCTGTGCAAGAAGCATACGACGTCCTACACGAACCTGCTCTGATACGCCGATATCGTGACGCCCCATAACTTTACCTTTTTGGCTAGTCATACCTTCAATGCAGTCACCAAGTTGTGGCAAAGCAATTTGACCTATGTTGTACTTCTTTGTTAAGTACTTATGATGCTCTACAGCTTCATCTAAAGATAGTAGAACACGGTTAATAATTGCAGGAGTATCGTCCTTACCGTACTGAGTGTCTCCTATGCTGTATACGGCAGTTAAGTTGCCTTTGTTCTCAGCAACCTTCCCCGGCTTCCACTTAGTAATGGTGTTAAGTAACTCTGTAAGGTCGTAATCTTTTTCAATTGATCCATTTACTGGAACAACATTAATTCTAAAAGACTCTAACCAGTCACCGTCATACTTTTGCCAACGTGAACGTCTGTGAGAAACTACAGCCCACTCTGCTGGATCTAAGTTAGCTTCCCTAAGAATCTCTTCTGCACCTGGAGTATTGCCATCAGGACGTGGAGTTGAAACAATAAAGCCACCGTCAGTTCCAATTTCAGAACGAGGACGCCATGCTTCTGGGATATTTTTATTTACTTTATCTGATCCTTCTTGACCAGCTTTTATAATTTCGTTGTAATCATCTGCTAAAGACATACACAATCACCTCTCCGGTGTTCACGAACTGCTGTTAGTCCAAATTCTCCACCTGCACGGCGAAGTAATAAAAATAAATCTTTTGAGCTTAGCTCGGAATCATCCATAGCTACCTTGAGTGTTGCTTTATCATTTTCTTCGAGAGACTCTGACCACTGGCCAACAATACAAAGCTTTGTTATAGCTGTTACTGCTTTTACTTCTGCGTACAAATCATGCAACGACATTTGCTCCTCCAAATTTAGGCCAAGTGTAGCACTAGGCCCTGAGGAAACCCCAAGGCCTAGTAACTAGCGTACACTAAATTAGTAAGAAGTGCTAGCACCAGAATCAAAGTTGGTACGGTCGCGCTTCATAGCAGTCTTGATAATACGTCCATTTGCCTGAGTCATTCCGGCAGCAGGATCTGTGAGCTTTGTGTAACGAGCCTTGATAGAGTATGCAGCTCCGTTGCGATCTTGCGCAGGAGATGCAGCAGGTACGTTTGGACGTGAAGGCTTTGGCTGTGCATATGGATCGCCAGCCGCTGTGTTCTTCTTCTTGAAAAGCGTGCCGGCCTTTGGTGCTGCAGATGGAGAAGTAAACTTAATTCCATCTTTCATCATAGGCTTGCGACCTTGCTTTGCCATACCTGCAAGCGCCTCGTCAGGGCTTGGGATTGAGCTTTTTGCCATGGTGTTCCTAACTGTTAAGAGATCTCTTATAATAAAGAATATATCAATTTACATTGATAGTAAAGACTATTGCTGAAATTTGTCCGTCGCGGGAATCCACAGTAGTAAATCCTGGTCGGCAGCTAAGGTCAAGACCTCTAGGGGCAACATAACCTCTAGCAATGGCAATCGCTTTAACAGCCTGATTTACTGCGGATGCGCCCACGGCACGTAATTTAACTTGAGGGCGTTCATATAGAGCATGAGCAATGGCAGAGCCTACGGATTGTGCATTAGAACCAGCACTTACACGCAGGAACTGCTCTTCTGTTGTATCTTTTTCAATCACGAGTTTGTAGTCCTTTGGATTCGATTAGTAATCGCCCACCCAAGGAAAACGGTACGTTATTTAAGATGCCCCGTCAGCGTATCCAGCTTCTTTTAACAGGTTTACAAAGTCCTCTAAACGAATAATTACTGGCCATTCGCTTATGCTGGCCTCTCCTTGGCCGTTAAGACGCAGCACAGCTACCGGCAGGTCTTTCCCGTTATGGCGCTCTTTTAGCTGCTTTATAGCCGCTGAGGGATTAAAACCGGCCCTTGCTTTTACTTCCCAATCAATACCTATAGTCCCGGTAACATCGGTGCCTGAACGTCCTGCGCCGGTAGATTCAGCGTAAGGCCACCCATTCTCAACTAGATAGTTGGCTACAATCTTTTGAGACTTGTAGCCCCTGTGTTTTCTACTCTGAGAAGGCATCTTGCATCCTAGTTCTAATGAGTAGTTCCAAGTCTTGGATTGATCCGCTGTTTACAAAAATCTGCTCTACCTTGTAACCATCTAGCTGAGTCTCTGAAACATGAGAGTTTACTGCTTCAACTCCAGGACGCTTTACACGCCAAATTTGGCCACCTAGACTTCTAATCATGTTAGCTTCATTTTCAAACCTAACATCAGTAATTACGACGCGATCACTTGAGTCTACAGAACTTAAAGCTGCGTTAATCCAAATGTTCTCGTCAATCAAATCTCTTGCAGAGATTCCTAGATCTTGAAGCAATCTACGAACTTGTGGTTCTTTTTTTGCCTCATCCCAACCCACTAGGTTTACAAGATCTCGTAGGTAACCCGTAGGGCTGCACGCAACCATTGGGTTAACCCCGTACAAAAAATCTCTAATCTTGTCTGCAAAAGCAATTCTGCTGTACCCATACTTCTCTACTAATATAGAGGCAAGAGTATCTTTTCCAGATTGAGCATAGCCGGTAAGGCCAATAAGGTTATAAGGTCTTTTAATGTTTAGCTCTTCGTCCGTAAACATAGACATCTGCTCCCAAGTCATGGTGTTAACCACGTACTTCTACCAGTTGTCTTATTGATGTTTACTCTACGAGTAATCTCTCTATTAATCAAAGATATGTCCTTTGATAGGCGCTCAGAAATAATGTGTATAAGTCCACGATAGTTAGACAGCTCCTGTAATGCGTCAAATTTAGCCTTGTAGTCAGGATCTACGTCAATCTCTGCGTCAATCATAGAGACAGAAGTACCGGACTTCTTTAAAGCTAATCGTTTTTGTGATTTTATAAAGGATAAATTCTTATCTGCTTCTGCTCTGTCTACCTCGGCACACCAAAGCTGTAGGTTAATAAACTCTAAATAAGCAACATACTTACTATACAGATCCATAACCTGTTCTTCCATAAGACCAGTAATGTCTGCAGGTAAAGCGGGTGCGTCGTAGCCATAGCTTTGATTTACGTTCATGCCCTGTGACTGCAAAGCCTCAATAGTTTTACGACTAGCGTCTGCAACTCTTAGTTCAATTGGACTCATCTAAGTTCTCCTTTGCCCAGTCATTCCACTCTTCATTTAATTCAGCAACGTCTATAGACTCTTGAAATCCATTTTCGTGCAAGTGTTCTATAAAGTCATCATCAGCTACAACTACTGGTAAATCGCTATACGTAACTCCGTAATCAATCATTGACCGCCCCACCCTCCGCCTTTAAGTTGGATACCAAATGTAGAGTACTGACGAAATGCCTCTCCTCCACACTTACATACTACTGCAGCAGTAGGTCCGTCCACAATTGGAAAAAAATGCTCGGATACTTCTAAACACTTAGTACATTTGTACTCATAATCAGGCATTAGGCACCTCCACATAAGGTTGACAACGTTTGCAACCCTTTAGTGGATCAATATTACACATAGGCGGTCTATTGTTGTCAACTGCCCACGCGATGTCCAAAGCCTGGTCAAATAGATCCTTAGTAAATTCTGGGTTGTATTTAACTACAAACTCTTTATAATCTTGGTTTGCTTTAAGCTCATAGATAAAAACAATCTCATTCGGAGCAGAGGGTAGATCACCACTCTCAACCATAAGGTGAGTTAGGTGTAGGTAAACCTGACCTTGAAGTTGGTGGGTGCGGAAAGGGGCACGGATATTACGCCAAGCCTTTTCTAGATCTCCATCAGCCTGTGCAAGAAGAGCAGGCGCCTCAAAGCGCAAAGTTCCTGCGCCAATAGACTTAATTTCAATAAGGCAATCTTCTCCTAGATTCTTTACCCAACCATCAGAGTGACCACCAATCTTGTGCTTATGACTCCACAGCGGCACTTCGTTATACGTAAAAATTCCACAATCTGGGTCGTCGAAGTTTAGATCAGATGCTAGCTCCCAATCAGAAGGTCCGCACTCAGAGCAATCCCACTTACCGTACAGAACACCCATTTCGGTAAGCCACTTCTGCCACTTAGCGTGGATAGTGTGTCCCTCATCAAAAATAGACTGTAGACGAAGGGTAGGCTTTTCTCTAACTTCTTTATAGTTACCTTTAATAGCGTGGTACTGGGCAAGGTGACACCACTCAGGCTTGATCATGTCAGAGGGATGAATAATGTCCATGCGACGGTTGTCAAAAGGTTTAGACAGCAAGTGGCGCTCAATTGGCCCCATCAAACGAGTGTCTCGTTTAGTTGCGTCTAGGTATGCCTTCAATGAAACAGTCTTAGGTTTGCCCGTACTTACCATCCTGGTTTATCCATTCGTCTAAAGTTAACCCTTGTTTTATGTATTTTCTTTGAGCTGCATTTCTTTCTCGGTGGGACATACCACCAAAAATTCCATGTAACTCGTCATTAATAATAGCTTCTCTTAAGCACTCTTTGCGAACCGGACAAGCAGGCCTGCCGTCTTTTCCCCAACAGATAGCCTTAGCTTTGTCTGCTATAGGTTTGTAAAGAGCTTTATCTCTTGGAGGGAAGAACATCTCTGTGTCTTCTCCGCGACATTTAGCACTATATCGCCAAGCCCACTTGGGCTCGTCTTGGTATTCCATTTATCCACCTTTGATTGAATTACGAAGTTCAAGAAAATCCTCCTCTACTAAAACTACGTAGTTCTCTCCGTCAAGGTGAAGACCCAGCACCGGCATACGGCTATCTAATATAGCCTCGGTAGTAATCTTCTTAAGAACTTCTGATTTAATGGTTACTGACTTTTTGCCAGTCCATTTGTGCTCAATCAAAAGATCATCACTTCTTACATCCCCCTTACGAGACCAAAAAGCCCCAGATGCTGCAGAACGCTTACCGTCTACAAGTTTTTCTAATCGCTTCTCATGCTTTAGCGATTGTTTCTGACCCTCACTCTTCATCAAAAGCCAGTATAGGTTGAGCCTTGATAGTGCTCATAACCGCTTTACTTAGTTCTTCACGAAGATCAATCTCTTCTCTAAGAGAGTCAATAAGAGCCTGTGCTCCTTGCCACTTACGATCTCCGTAGTACATCCAACCACCACGTCGATCTACAATTCCATTAAGAATAGACAAAGCCACAATTTCTTTACCGGTGTCATAACCACCTGCGTCAACTGCGCCACCGTCTGCAAAATAAAAGTCTAGGTAAGCGGTCTGTTGTGGTGGGAAAGTCTTGTTCTTAATTGTACGAACACGAATAGTTTGACCTACTCGACGCTTACTCTCACCCGTCCCTACCTCAACCCAGTCATCCCGCTTTACCTCACACCGCACGCTATATGCATAGTCCTTACCTAGTCCACCAGGTGTGGTTCTAGGATCGCCGTGCATAACGCCAATCTTCATGCGGTACTGGTTAATCATAATTCCTAAGACTGGTCGTTCTGATTCGATGAGGTCTCGTTTGGTAGCTGACGCCACTTTTCTAAAGAACTTATTGGTAATAAGTGCGCCACGACCCACAGTAAATTCTTCCATATGCTTTTGATCTTCTGCGCTAGGAACAAGGGCTGGAAGGGAGTCCACAACAACCATGTCAACAGCCTTGCTCTCCATGAATTGAATAACCGAATCAAAAGCATCCTCCATACTATTAGTTTCTACAAGTAGTACACGACCGGTATCTACCCCGCAAAGCTCTGCGTACTTTGAATCAAAATCTTCTGCAGCAATCCATACTGCAGTAAAGTCTGGATTAATCTTTTGGTTAGCTGCAATTGTTCTTAAAGCAATTGCGGTCTTTCCGTGAGACGCTTCGCCAACTAATTCCACCCAACGGTTCATAGGCCAGCCACCACCCAGCACCACGTCTAAAGTAAGAGACCCAGAGGTTATGCGTTGAGAAACCTGCGCATCACCAGCCAAGATGACTGTGTTTGCACCCAACTTCTTGTTAATACCTGCTGCAATTTTTAAAGCTTCTGCGTTTAAAGACATTAGCCAATCCTATCTACTATTACTGTTGGGTTGAATCCCCCGCCTTGTGACGGTTGTTTAGCTGCAATTGGTGAGCCACCTTGACCGGTGCCACCAACTCCACTTCCTGCTTGAACAATCGGATATCCGCAATCATAGCAACGTTTGCGTTGCGTGCCAACTGGGGCCATGTAGTTACCAGACATACATCCAGGGCATCGCTCTGCATCACGAGAACTCTGAGCCCGAGTAACTAGTTGATCCTGTTGCTGATCATAAGAAACTTGAACGTTAGGAGATTGTTGAGGAGCACGGTACACATTAGATGCGGGAGGAGATGTGGGAGGAGTGCTTTGCGTAGAAGAAGGATTACCTAATTTTTTTGACCACCAGTCATTACTCATGTGATTGTACCCTCGATTCAATTAGTCCAATGTTATTTAATGTAGAAACACAAGATACAGCGGAAGACAAAGCAACCATTCTAAAAAGATGAGTTAACTGGTCTAGCTGTTCAGGAGACACCTCTTCTGAGTTCTCTTCATCAAGCAAATACGCAGCAGTTGCTATCTTTGCAGATATATCAGCGTGAGCGTCAATAAATGGAATTAACGCAGCGATATTGTACAAACGCTCTTCGCTAGCCTGGGCCTCCATCTCAGCAACATCATCAGAGATTGGTGGCAAACCCATAGACTCAGCAATACCTTCAACAGGGGTGAGCATGGCATCATAAATAATTTCACGCATCAAAACAGTAAGAGGTACCTGAGTGACGGTAATTTTTTTCTTACGTCTAAAGAAATTCACTTAGCCTCTCCCCATCGTTTAACGGTAGTTATGTCTGCGAGCAACGGTACCTGTAGTGCTTGGATACCTTCCATAGCTAATCTAATCTGCTCTACAGTTTCCTCCGCCATTTCTGTAGGAGTTACAGTCACTAGTTCATCGTGAACTGTAAGAATTAGGTTTGCCTCCGAAGGTATCATCTTGTTAGCCCTAATCATAGCAAGCTTAATGACGTCGGCAGCCGACCCCTGGATTACTGTGTTAAAAGCCTGACGCTCTGCTCTAGAACGCTTCCAGACCTCATTTGACCGCAAATCTGGCAAATAACGCCTACGCTTTAGAAGGGTGCTAGCAAAAGGTATTGGAGCCTGTCTACGACTCTCACTGATTACCTGACGCTTATACCGGGCTACTGAAGGAAACTTAGACGTAAACTCATCTAGGAGATCTCGTGCCTCCGCTAAACTACAACCAATAGAAGAAGAGATTTTGTCAGGACCAACTCCGTAAGCTAAAGACAAAACTAGTACCTTACCAGCTTTACGATCAACTCCCATGGTATTTCCAATAGTTGTATAGATATCTTCACCGTTCATGTATGCACTGCACATAATTCTGTCTTGGCTAAACGATGCAATTACACGTGGTTCAATCTGAGAATAATCTGCTACGACTAAAGAATATCCTTCTGGGGCAACAAAAAGATTACGAATTGCCTTACCATTGGCAGTGTGCGGAGCCGGCACATTCTGCAAATTCGGATTGCGACTCGAGAATCGGCCGGTCTCCGCACCATACTGTACAAAGTCAGTGTGAATTCTGCCTTTAAGCATTAAACTCTTTTTAGCAGTTACCTTAGACTTACCTGCAAGAGTACGAGTTATATCTCCGCCCAGGTAAGGAATTACGTAGGTAGTTAATAACTTATTAAGATCTGAATACTCAATCAAAGCATCAACTAAAGGATCTTTTCCAGCTAAACCTTGCAGAGCTGGTTCAGATACAGAGAAATCAGAAACGGAGGATGGCTTACCCTCATCGTAACGTTTTTGCCCAGCAGGCGTTAACACCTTAGGCTTCAAACCTCTGCCTCCCTCTTTCTTGGGAGAAAACAATAACTTTTGCTTTTCAGGCACGCTGTTAATATTAAAAGCTTTTCCAGCTAATCTGTAGATAGTTGCTTTAGTGGTCTCTAACTGTACGTCTAAATTTGCCTTAAGTTTTTCTAGCTCAGTAACATCAATATCTGCGCCACGTAACTCCATACGGCAGATTACTTCAAGCACGTCCATCTCAAGATTAAAAATACCCTTGAGACCATCAGTAGCGAGGTTCTCTGAATAGCGCAAATATAACTTCCAGGTCCACTCAGCATCTAGTGCGGCATATGTAGCGACCTCATCAAAACTATGTGTCTCTACTGCCTTACCTACGCCCTTAACCATCTCGTATCCAAACTCACGCTTTAGACAGTCATCAAGACCAAGGTCGTTTCTATTTTGATTGTTAAGAACAAATGCAGCGTTTAGTGTACAAAAATACTTTGGCGTAGGTAGTTGCCCTACGTACTTAGTAACACTCTGCAGATCAAACTTAAGGTTGTGCCCAACCTTTACCTTATCTCCAGTAAGTAAAGGCTTAAGAGCCTTAAATACTTCCCCCGCAGTTAGCTGTTCAGGGGCGGGTCCAAAAATACGGGTGGCTTTGCGCTCATCCTTGCTGTAGTCAGAGTCTCGCAATTCCATGCCTTTTGATAAACGTACCGCGGATGAAGGGAGCAATGGATACTCCGTACGAATGTACTCACCATTAGGGTGGTTCATAGGAATAACATCTACGCGATCGTAGGTAGCTAAAGCAATCCACGTGACAGTGTTCTGACGTGGGTCTCCTCTATGGTCTCCGACAGTCTCTACGTCAAAACAAAACGCATCTACCGAACTGTATGCGGAAACAAGATCATCAAGTTGTTGCTGAGTTGTAATAATGTTCATAGCGCTCCTGAGGTTGGTGCACTGAGGGCTCACAGAGAAAGGAGACAGAGAGGTGAGCCCTCAGTACGATTATTTGGGATTAGTTTCCTGATGCAATTTCTCGAGCAATTTCAGCAAGTTCTGCCTTGGTAGAAGTGTGAAGTGCTTCTGGTCCTAGTGGCTTCATTGTTTTAATTAGCTCTGCAGCTGCAACAGGGTCAATACCCCAATCCTCAGCGAGGTCACGCTCTTTAACAGGATTTACTGTGTAAGAGGTCTTTGTACCGGTACCGGTTTTACTAACCGCCCAGTAAATGTCGGGACGATTAAGTGGGCCAGTCTTCTTATCAGAATCAAGCTTCTCAAGTTGTCCGCATAGACGAACTCCAACAATCATCAACTGAAGTTGTGGATCTTCGTCAGAAAGGTTAAGGACAGTAAACGCAAACTTTTGATCTGGCTTACTTCCTACAGCAACTAGTGGGTCGCCCTCACCAATGCTAATGAATGACTTCTTGCCTGGACGATTTACCCAGTGCTGCATAAAGCTCATTGGCTCATTACCAATGAACTTAATTAGCTGGACATCTTCGTCAAATCGGAAGTCAGTTGCGAAGGTTTTGTTGGACTTTGCTACAGCCTTTTTGGCTGCTGCCCAACCTGTTTGAATTACAGAAGAACGTTCTGGAGTTTCTGTTTCGTCTTCTGCTGCGAAGATCTCTTCGAGAACTTCTTGTGTAGGTGTTTCGCTAACGTAGGAATCTACGTTTGGTGTTGCTGTGTTTTCAATTCGGATACCCATTTGGGTATCTCCTTTCAGTCAGTGGTCAATGGATCATGGTCATATTAAGTTGTTTCTTGAGAGTGAATCTTAGTCCATTTCTCCATCAATTCAATTGATAGATCCTGATGTCGATTCCAATCAACCCTAGGGGCTTCAAGAAGTCCCCGAGATTGAAAACTCTCGATAGTTGCTTCGACGATTGCTCTGCTGTACATCCGCCATCCGGGCTTCTTTACACCATTAACAATCATTGACTTTAAGCGATAGGGTGCACGTGGTATATAACCTTTTCGTTCCCAAAGCCTCAAAGTAACTAACGGTCTGTTTAGTGCAAGTCCTAACGAACCTGCACTGAACAATTCTAGCACCATTCCGTTTGGAAGTTTCTTTACTTGTGGTTCAGAATCCCAAGCTCCTGGTGTAGAAACTTTTCTTGGTTTTGCTTTTGGATCTGGGGCGCGACGTTTACGCTTTGATCCCGGGTAGTAATCATCCAGGGATTCAAAGAGCTTGTCAACTTCGTCATTCATATTTACCCTAAGATTTAGAAGGAATAAAGGCCCAGATAATTTTTTTAGGGAACATCGTATCAATGTCCTCTTCAGTTAATAAACCCTCATAAAGACAAGCCATAACTTGGTCTTCGTTTAATACTGGCTCCATAGAATAACAGCGATCTGCTAAACCTTTTGCAGTAAGGATACGATTTGCTTCTGCCGGGTCTAGGGATTGAGAAACTTTACGCTGACGTTGAAGTGAACGATATCCGTCTACTTCTTGCTCTAACGGATACCAGAGGTTTCCTTTATCGTCTGGCTCTCCCTCTTCATCTACAAGATTAGAAAGAAAAGTTTTAAGTTGAGTTTGCTCTTTAGTAAGATCGTCAACTTGACGTTTGATAGTAATAAACTGTTGAACTTTACTTAGTACTGAACTAACCGGTTTCTTGTCCGGTGGGATGATGTTTGGCATGTTGCCTCCTTTAAAAACATCCTATACCACCCCACCGACAAGATGCAAGTTACTTGATGGTAATAGTTTTAGGCTTCTTTTCCTCAGGAAGTTCTTGCTTCAAGGTAATTCGAAGCAAACCGTCCTTGAGCTCAGCGCCCTTTACAACCACGTACTCAGCTAGCGCAAAATTCTGTGAGAATTCCCGACCTGCGATACCTTTATGAACATAGTTAGTTTCAGGGTCTGAAAGCTTGCCTTCTACAGTCAGTGTGAGTTCTTTGACCGTAATTGTGATGTCTTTCTTTGAAAAACCAGCAACAGCCAACTCTAGAACATGCTCGTCTCCGTTTTTAAGAACGTTATATGGAGGGTACGTAGAGGTCTTTGCCTCTAGAGCGAGTTCCCTAAGAGTTTCAAACATTGGGTCAAATCCAATTGCCCATCGATTAATGTTTGGAAATAAACTGTTCAGTGTTACTGGAACTGGAAGTTGTGCTGGCTTTCTGTGCCAGTCGTGATCTGGGTAGCCCTTTGGGGCAGGCATCATAGCCATAATTATCTCCTTAGACGATAACTAGTAGGTAGACCCCCCATTGTGGGCAGGTCTAGGTGTTTAACAATAATACCAGGAAAATTATTCCTTGATATATGCCTTTAGCGCCTCGACAATAACGTCTGTTACGGTGCGGTTCTCAATAGCGGCCTTATCTTTTACGGCAAGCCAAAGGTCCGTTGATACACGGATAGTACGTGTAGGTGTCTTAGGTGCGTTAGGCATTGAATAAGTCTAGACCGTGATGTTCTGTAAGAAAGCCCTAAGTGACCCCGCAGTTAAAGCAACCCCGCCTTTATCGTCAATCCCCTCACCATCTACCACAGCATTAGCAATAGCTATTTTTTGCTGCAACATAGCGTGTTGACGTTCTTCAATAGAGCCTTCCATTAAAAAGTCTTGTATGACTATAGACGTCCAAGTAGACGACGCTCTACGAATTCTACCGTTGCGCTGTACAGCAAGGCCAGCGTTCCACGGCAAGTCGTAATTAATGAGTAGGTTAGCCTGAGGCAAGTCCACGCCATACCCACCAGCATCAGAACTAACAAGGACCCTAACATCAGGATCAGTCTGAAACCTAAGCTTAGACTCTTCTTTACTTTTTGCATTCATTTCTCCCGTATAAGGAGTGCTTCCCCAACTCATAACTAATGTGTCGCGGATGATGTCTACCATATGCACGTAACTAGTAAAGATAACAACTTTATTGCCTTCGTACTCCCCTAAAAAATTATCAACATACTCTTTTAAAGCAGAGAGCTTGGGAGACTTAACTACTTTATCTAAACGACCGGTGTCTTTTAAGTCAGCTACGTACCCAGAAGATTCTGCTGAAAACTGAAGTAACTCAGGGTGGTCGCAGAGCATCCTCAAAGAGGTTAATTTAGACATGATCTTTCCTCGTAGCGCATCTGCGCCTTCAAAAGAGTTTGCCTGCCCGTAGTGAGAGAATATGTCAAAGTTAGGGCCATAAGAATCCATAGCCTCATCAAGATCAGTTAGGATCTCATTAGCAATACTCTTATAAAGCTTAGAGCCTGCAGAATCAAACTGAATTAGAATAGGCTCAGCAAATATTGTTTCAGGAAGATAAGGCGCTACATCCGGGTCTGATTGACGTTTACGAACACAGGCTGCAGACAAGGTCTTATTTAATAGCGGTAGGTTTCTGTATCGGTCTACGCCACCAAACCTATTTCGCACTATAAAAGTTTGATCAAACAAATCAAATCTTCCAAGAAGGCTATTGTCTACAAACTGCATAATTGAGTAGAGCTCTTCTGGTTTTCCGTTTTCTACCGGTGTACCAGTAAGAGCAAATTTATAATCGCTCTTTAATTTCTTTACGTACTTGGAGCGTTTGGATCTAAAACTTTTGATTGCGGTTGCTTCGTCGCAGATAATGAATCCTGCAGGGAGCTGTCGTACGTACTCCCAGTCATTAACAACCTGCTCGTAGTTAATAATGACGTAATCAACGAGGGTATGCCCCCAATCAAAGGCTTGTTGATATTGTTCAGCTCGCTGTTTCGGCGTTCCGTCAATGACCAAAGGTGTTGAAGATCCATCAGTAAACTTCCTAATCTGGTCTGCCCACTGGTATTTAAGGCTAGACAAACAGATAACTATACCGGGCTCCATGATCTTCTGTTCATCCATAAGCTGTTCAATTGCAGCGATAGTGAGAACGGTCTTACCAAGTCCAAGGTCATATGCAACAAGCATCTTGCCGCGTCCGCACATAGCATCTACAGCTTCTGGTTGGTATGGAAGAAGGGTGCCGGTAAAGGTCATACTTGTTCGTCTCTTCTCCAATGTAAAAATGATTTAACGTAAACAATTGCATATGCAATAGCGGACACAATAAACCCATACTGCTTGGTAGTAGTTGCGTAGACAATCCAAATAACTTCGTTACATAAGAGAACTATCCAACCCCATACTGTTTTTCGTCCTACGAAGTAGATTCCGCAAACGCCGATAGCTGCAAGAATCCAGGACCAGTACTGATACATTAATTGCCCCTTATGATCGCCATTACCTCAACAAGTATAGCAGTAGCTGACTTAGGCAAACCATTTCGGTAGAACTCGTTCACATGAGCAATCTCATTAAAGATCTTTGCTCTAATTTGAGCCTCAAGCTCCGTAGATTGATTTTTCCCCAAATACGCAATGCTTAGCTTTTGTGATGCCGTACTCGATTTGCTCATATGTCATATCTCCTATGTCTTTTACCCCTGTGGATGCATAGTTAAAAAACCAGCATTCAAAACCTAACTCTTTACTAAGAGCAAACATCTCCTTAGAAGCTTTCTCTCCAGCCTTATCAATACTAGGATTATCAAAGGCAAAAATCAACTTCTCAGCTTTACGAAATAGCGCGACCTGCTCGGCGCTGACACTTGCACCAAAAGTTGATATGCCTTGACTCAACTTCATAGAGCTAAGTTTTACAGCATCTAGAGGAGACTCAACTATGACCATAGTATTGCTAGTCCATACATCCAAACCAAACAGGGTGGTAGATTTTTTAACTCCGGTAGGACGGTTTCTAAAAGTCCGGTTGCTCTGACCTTTTTCTTGCCACCCCATAAGCTTTCCAGTCTCTGCGTTACGGATAGGGGTAATCCACGCCTCTTGACGACGATCCCACTTAACTCCGTATTCATCGCAGGCATGCGAGGTTAACTGTCGTGCTTGTAATGCCCAATCAGGTGGGGTATCAAATACAGCTAAACGAGCCTCACTCATTTCTACGGGCTTAGGTAAAGATACGTAAGATTCCCGCATCTCTTCTAACTGTTTGCTTAACTGTTCAAAGTCAACTTCAACGTTTGCACGCAGCCACTCTTTAGCAGCCTCTAGGTCTAGACGATCCCAAGAAGTCTTTAGCTCTTTAACTTCTGCTACGAGAGTTAAAAGAGTTCCCTTGTATCCACAGGAGAAGCAATGGTGGACACCGGTTTCAGAATTCATAGACCAAGAAGGGTTATGGTCTTCTCTGCCTACACGCTCTAAGTGCATAGGGCAGTAGCCCTGCAATTCTCTATTACGTTGTTCTGTTAAAACTCCAAGACGTAACAAGGCTTGCTGTACATCGCCCTCACGATACACCTAGTCCTCCTCGTTGTACTCTTCCTTTGGTCTGTCATCCATCATAATGTAATCCTCTGGCATGTCAACTAACGTCGGTGCAGTTGCCAAAGCTCCACACGAAAAGCATTCCATATCCAACATGTACATAGAGATTTCGTAATCTTGGAACATGCACTTGACAATCCAAAGCATCGATCCACAAATACATACGTGGGTTGGAAACTCTTTATTTCTTAAATCAGCGCTCACACAAGTACCCGTTTTCGTCGACGCATGTTTTTGCGTTCACGGGGAGTGGTGCCTCCCCAGATACCGTCAAGACTAGCATCACTCATGGCGTACTTAAGACAGTCTAAGGTTAGCGGACAGCCTTTGCACACAGCCTTTGCACGCTCAGCCGCCCCAATCTCATCGTAGTCTTCTGGAAAGAACATCTCCGGATCTACAGATATGCAAGCCTGCGTACCATCAAACGGTGCTGATTCCGAATAGAGATCCATACTCTTCAAACTTCCCTTCTTCCCAGTCCCATAGCAGATCACTTGTAGCCGGTCCGCAGTTACGGCTTGCAACAATACGTAGTTCACGGGAAGTATCGTCATCTTCATCTTGTTTTTGAAGTCCCAAGATAACGTCAGAGTCTTGATAGAAAGATGATGAGTAACCGATTGCATCAGCAGATACTTGACGCTTCTTCATCTTCCATAGAAGAACTTGAGTAGAGATAACAATAGGAATTTTCTTAGCCATAGCTAAGTGTTTTAAATTACGAGTGATGTTAGTAAGAGCTTGAGGACTGTTGGACTCCCCCGTTACTTCATCGGTCATCAAATAAACACCGTCCACAAACACAATGTCAGGACGGATCTTGTCGATCTTTGCAGCAAGACCTGTAACAGTCATTGCAGATACGGAGTCGGTTAGATAGAACTTGTGCATAGATTCCATGGTCTCGAGTTCTTTCATATAACGCTCTTCTTCAACTTTGGTCAGGGCCCCGCGAATGAGTCGGGAGTGAGCAATGCGAGCACGCATGGAGTCATGGCGCTGCTGCTGCTCTAAGTTGGTCATCTCAAAAGATTGGAACATTGGTACGAAGCCGTCTCTATGGACGTTGACTGCCATCTGCATTGCAAGTACTGACTTACCTGTTTTAGGTGGAGCAATGATTGTAACTAACTGACCTGGTTGTAAACCTGCGGTAGCTTCGTCGATAGTTTTAAATCCAGTTGCAAATCCCAACAAACCGTTAGGACGTGTCTTTATATTATTGTAATCTTCAAAACGCTTAGTTGCGTTATCTGTTAGATCTATATCACCTGAGGAAGTAACACCCTCGTCAAGTAGTCTTGCAACACCTTGACTAAGTACTGCAATAGCAGCGTTGTGATCCCCGGTAGCAATAGCTTCAGAGGCATCCTGAACAACAGTGATAGCGTGTTGGCGTTTTCTATACTCAACAAGTTGATCTACTAAGTATTCAAGAGTGTCGTCTACAGCAAGAAGACGGTAGGTAGGAAAGTTATCTAAAACAGTTACAGCAGTAGGAACCTCTTGGTACTTAGTCCAGTGTTGACGTAAGAACTTCCACACTTGCTTATTTTCGTCAACAAAAAACCAGTCGTCGTTTACACCGGCCTCTAGTAGTGGAGAGATATCTCGAGTACGAACAGCACGAGACAATAACCTCAACTCATTATCTGCTGCCACTATAACCTCCCCACATCTATAAACTTGCTTCCGTATCTTAGACCTCTTGATGGAATATCAACAACTCCTACAAGCTCTGGCCTGTAAGGCAAAACAGCAATTAAATCTGAGACTACTTCGTAAGCAACTGCATAGTTGAACGGATTAGTTCCGAGGTTATCTAAATCCTCTAAGACTTCATCCATCTCTTTTTGACTATAACCGAACCCAACCAATTCTAGGGTGTAGCTGTGCTTTTCTGCAAGACGCCAGAAAAAAGACAACTGCTGTCTGTTGTAAACAGACTCTTCACTAAACACAGGAATTCCCAGAACTTTTTTAACTTTAGGTTGCTTATCTAAAATACAATCTAAAGTAACCGCCATTCGTAAAGGGACTTCGTTAGATAAGTCGCCCCCACGCATCTTTACAAAACTTCGATCTTGCCGTAGGTAACTAAAAGTTTTCTAAAAGACTCTGGATCTTGGTTTGCGATAACTGCTTCTAAGTTAGAAGCTTTTTTAGAGATCTCTGTTGGGTACACGCCGTCGTTATCGTCCATACGATTTTTAACAAAGCGGATGTGCTTGCAAGATTTACGCAAACTAAATCCACCGCAGTTGCAGCGCAACTTTAGAGAGGAAGAGTTAACCTCTACTTCGTGCACACCAGTCTCTGATAGAAACAGTTGCATGGCTTTCCAGTAACTCATTGATAACCTCATTTGCGTCGATCTCCTTTAGCTATTATGTCAATTGGAATGAAAGCTTCGTACGCAAAACTACCCATAGCTTCGCCATACACCGTACCCCAACTTTTTAATGGAACATTTGTAGTTACAATGGTTGGAAACCCAGCATTGAATCTAGAACGTAGTAAAGCATCAAATGTGTTTTCTGCCCAACCGGTGGTAGTTCTGTGCTCCTTGCCAAGATCGTCTAGAACAAATGTTCGAACGTTATTTTCTTTGGAACCCTCTCCGTAAATCCCATTGATCATAGTTTCGACGCTATCGTCAAAATCAGACCACTGGGTCTTCTGGACCCTCAAAAGCTTGGGATAGTCCATAAACATGGCTGGTCGCTTTGGGTTCAAATCTGGAAGACCCCAAGCCTCCCTAGACATACCCCTAATAAGCTCCTGGAGAGCCGTAGAGGCGAGAGTAGTCTTGCCGTGACCTGGGTCCCCTACCAGGAGCAATCCACGGCCGCAGTTAGGATTTCCGGCTGCTTGGATGATCTTCCCAGACTTAACCATTTCTACCCACATCTTGACTTTCTCTAGGGAATCAGATGGCTCGATATCTGAGAACTCCCACCCAATGGTTTTCATTGGGAGGTTTGCCCCATTGATCTGCGCCCGTATAGTTCCAGGCAACTCTGCAATGTTATACATCACCCCTCCAGCATCTTAAGTAGCTTCTCCTGATGTGCCAACGTATCTTCGTCTAACTTTGTAGATTCTGCAACTTGGCTAACAAGTCCGTGAATTGTTCCGTAGTACTTCATAAAACGTTGGTAGATAGGCAAACCTACACCAATGTCATGAAACATTCTAGGATCGTTAAAGAACATTCTGATTCCCTTAAGGATAGCTGATCCAGGAACACCTTCGCCAATTCGTTTGTTAATCCAGGTGGCAAGGTGCTTTGCGTTCATTTGATTTGGAGCGTTGCGTACATTTACAGTGGCAAGCAAATCATAGAACTCTGCACACAGGTCTCGAGCAATCCAGTCCTCTTCAGGAATGTTAATTCTATTGCGAGATTCTCGCTCTACCTTGGTCTTCTTAAGTTTTGCCCCACCAACTTTTAAGGTGCTGACTTTGCCAATAGCGCCAGAATCATCGTCGGTTTCTAAAATGACCTTGCGCTTTGGTTTTTCGGGGGTTGTGTTTTCTTCTAGTCCTGGCCATCCCATAACGGCATCTCCTTTTCCTTTTTGGGGCGCAGCCCCTATAGATACAGTTACGTTAGTAACTGTATCTATATTTGTATCACTAGTAGATATATCATTAGTACTAGTCAGCTTATTACTGTCAATGTATAGAACGCCTGAAAAGCCGTCGTCGGTGAATTTTAAAATTGTACGCCATTGACCAGAATTATCTTGGTGTCGTACGGCTTTTATATACTTATGAAACTTAAGTTCAGCCATAGCGTTTCTAATAGCATCTCGTCCTTCTGGAACTGATGCTGACATTTCGTCGGCAGATAAAACTCTACCTACTTCAATATAATATGCAAATAAACCTCTAGCACGAAGCGAAAGGTTTGGGTCTGAATATGCGGACTTCATGTCTCCTCCTTCTTGGAGGACAAACTCTATAGCGGAGGTATCCTTCTTGGCAAGCCACGAGTAACTCGGTCAGGGGTACCGGTAACTAGGTTCTCTACTATGACTGAGGAGGTTAGGCCTAAGAAAGCTGCAGCTAACGAGTAAAAGATCTGATCCCAACTCAGAGGCAGTAGTACTAAGCACGCTACTGTGCTCATAGATAAGGCTAGTAAGCCTCTCCATTTTCCTAAGGATATTAATAGTTCTTCTATAGCAGTTAATATGCAAGCTACCGCCCAAGCTGCTACAAGAAGTTCAGTCATGGGGAGAACCTACTCTCTAAAAATTACCTTGTCAAGGTGGAAGGTTACACCAGCTCCAGGAGAGTAGGGTTCGCACAAAACCTCAACAGTTGCAAAAGCTACGCCAGTGTTACTAAAACTAGC